TGGTAATCTGTAGCATCCATTGGTGTGCTATCTTGCTGAGTCCATTCGTCAGCAAACATAATTAGTTCGTCAGTCATCCAAGCTGATTTGTTTGATTCTTCAGATGGAAATATAAAACCATCAAATACAGGTAACCTAGTGTCGTCTGTAGCGTTATAGCGAGCAAGCATACTAGCTACACCAATTTGCCCATCAACTGAATATATCTTACTTTCTTTGTTGGGCTGAACTGTAAATACTTTACTCTTGTCCCAAATACCACCAACTGTTACTGTAGTTTTTGTTGTGTCTGGGTAGCGTGTGCTATTGTCAACCCAACTGTATACTTCTATTAATTTAATATTTCTACCAGTGCCGGATACAAGATATGTTCTCTTGTGTGCATCTGAATGCCAACCATCACCAACAAACTTAATAAGCATTTGGTCTTCCATAACAAATGTATTATTGTTATCCACAATTGCATATGCTAATTGACCAGCTGACAAGTCAACTGGATTAACTACAGTTGTAAAGCCTGCGTTGTTTCCATTGTTACTGTAAATTGAACCTGTGTCTCCGCTTGGTTGCCATGTCTTAACAACATTATCCCATTGATAAGTTTTTGTGTTTACTCCATCATTGAGTGCAAAATAATCACCATGTGAAGGACTTGCTGGATAGCTTGAGCCTGATGTTACTGATCCTACTGTTGCTGCGTCAAGAGTTCTAATACTTTCGTATATGGGCATCTGATCCACCCATGCATAGTTTGTATAATTTACAAACTTGTCTACGTTAATTGGAGGTCTATAACTATATGATTTTGTTGCATATGCTGTATTATAATTATATTCAGAAAAGTTTATGTTAATTGCATTTGCAATGTCACTCATTGTAATTGAATTAGTTACTTTTTTATCTTTGTCTGTAACTACAATTGCTGGACTTATATCTGTATTGTCTAAATAAATATCTTCTTTGAATCTGTTCTTGCCTGACTTATCGCCTATGAAACCTTCTACATTCTTCAGGTTACCTTTTGAGATCATTTGATCTAATGTGCTGTCTAGCCATTTTTTATTTACATCAGTATTAAAAACTGATGGCAATAAATTAGATGCTTTTGTATTTGGAGTTTTGTAACTTCCTGCTTTTTTCTTAGCCATTAAACCTTATCCTAATTTGTTTTAGTAACAACATTACTAACAATATCTATATCGTCAACACTTACATCTGGTATAAACATTTCATCAATGTTTGGAGTAATTTCAAATAATTCGCCAAACACACTTGAAGCACCATGTGGTATAATAGTAAAACTACTTATTGACATTGATAATTCTTTATGCACATATGCTGCAAGTTCTGTAAAGTAAAAAGTTTCACCAAAGTCCCAATTTGTTACAGCAAAAAATTCATTGATTGCTTTAACTACGTTAACTCTAATTTCACTGTCAACTACATTACTACCTTTTACTTTAACAACATTAAATGTTGCACGTAATGATGAATGTGCAGTTGGTCCAAATATTGTTTTATATTTTGCTGGTTTATACAATATGGTATCACTTGTAACTTTTTGTTTCTCAACATTTGCAAAATTATTAGCTAACGCATTACTTGTTGGTGGAAGTGGTTCTTCACCTGTATTTGTTAACAACCAATTTCTATATTTTGTATCATATGCTTTATCCAACACATAAACATCTATAATGTTTGTGTAACTAGGATCAACTATTTCTTTATCAGCTGCAACATGGCGCCATTCAAAATCTAAATTAGCTCGACCAGTTTTTGCTACGTCATCTATAATAACTGATTCTAGTCCGCCGCCTGGTTTAGTGACTAGTTCGCTAAACACTAATGGATTATCTGGTCTTCCATCAGCATTGTCATCTACTAATGATAAAAATACATGAGATGCATCAATAACTCCATTTGAGTCTTGTTCGATTCCACTAACATGCATTTTACCGCCAGTTTTTACAACTGTGTCATCATCTTCAGTTCCGCCTCTAACAACAGTATCAAATGACATGTCTATAGTATCTTTTGCTTTTTTCTTTGTAAGTGAATCTAGTCCACTGTTTAAACTAACATTTGTAAATGCAACACTACTGCTTTCAAAAACATATTGTGTTGTTCTAGTGTATATGTTATATCTTCCACTATCAAAACTAAAGTAGATTAACCATGTATCCTTATTATATGAACTAGCAGGTGTAGTATAAGATCCTGGATCGCTGTCTAGTTCCCAACTTTGATTTTGATAATCATATGCAAGAGCAAATGTTCTTTTTGCTTCTAGATATGTTGTAATAATATTTGATTCTTTTGTTTTAAATAAACGTGGGAATGCTGGAACAATAACATCAATTGTGCTTCCACTTTCAACATATGTATCTAGTGTAATTGCTCCTAATCCATTTGATCTTTTTCCGCTTGGTTGACCAAGCTGAACACCAGTTCTATCTATACCAAGGCCATAAGCAAATATATTCAATACCTTTGCCCAAACATATGTGCCATCAGTTTTAGTAAACTTAATTAATGCACCTGTTCTAAATTGATTTAAATAATTTGATGCAGTTTTGCCTACTCGTTGAATAGCTGAGCTACTTAGAATATAGCCTGTGTTTGCATTATATAAATTTGTGCCTGGCGCATTCCATTCATATGTTCCTGCTGGAAATGAAGATTTTAAATCATTAAATGCGGTTGTGTATTTTGTATAGTAAAGATTAATTAAATCAAAATCTGATAGTTGTGGCTTTACATATTTTTCAAATATGTAATCTTTGTTTTGTCCAACAATTGTGGTTTTACTTTTAACATTATCAGTTTCATATAAACGTCCGTCTGTTCCATTTATTAATAAGTTACTGTATTCACCTGTTGGATCTGTAAAGTCAACATATCTACTGTGTCCACTAAATGTTCTATTAATACTTTTTACTTTTACTACACTTGATGTTTGGTAACCAAATAATGTATTGTAGTCGTTTGCTGTAACTAATCTATTTTGACTTGCATATGCCAGTGGAGCATTTTGTTTAATGCTATCTAAACTTTCGTTAGCACTTGCAGATGTTATGCTGGTTTTTAATTGTAATGTGAATATTGCTGAATAGTTATTTCCATCAATTCCTTGATATGCAATTGTAACTTTTTTATTTGATAAGTCATCTGGTCTAACTACATATGATTCATTTTTACTTACACGATACCATACACGTATAATACCTTGTGGTAAATTTCCAAATGTCTTATCTGCAAACTGAACTGATATTTGATTATTCTTTCTTGTCTTGACTGAAAATACATCTCTGTCTGCTGAATTAACGCTGTTGTATGTTGCATCTTCGGATGTTGAAATATGCTTTACATTTTTCCACTCTTTAACTACTGCTCCATTTGTATTAATGGTTTGCACCCATACGTCACTAAAGTTAATATTGTCTACATTAATATCAATGGTTTGATTATCAATTGGTGTGTCTATTTTTGTATCTTGGAATTGTAAGTTTCCTTCTTTTACTCCTAAGAAGAATCCAGTATCTTTATTTGATAAACCCAGTCCACTATTTTTATAATATATTCCAAATGCACCTGTTGGATTTGGTGATTTCTCATGAACAATATTATCTGTATAATCTATGCTTACAATATTATATGTAGATGATTGACCGTTAGCAATACCAGGCACATCAAACTTAATTTGATTTGCTGTATTGTTTAAATCATAAAACTGTTGTGTTATATTTCCTACCGAAGTTTGTTTCTTTGGACTACCATATTGATTACCAAACTGTAAAACTCCATTCATTACTGCAATAAAATCATCTAAGTTGTTTATGTTGCTAGTAGATTCAAATTTAATATCTTGTCCACCCAAACTTGTTCCTGCACTACCAATTACAGGTTCGTTTGTTTTTACACTGACTACTTTCATTTCACCAAACGCTGACACATTACGTCTTGGAGTATAGCCTAAAAATTCTGCTAGTTTATAAACACTTTCTTGTCTTTCTGCTGTGCTTAAGAAGTTATTACGTGAGTTTAAGTCAACTCTAAACGCTAAGTTATGTCCCATTTGTGCAACTACGTCAAGTAGTGCTATGAACTCTGAACTTTCAATCCAGTCATTATAATTTTCTGGATATGTGCTTCTTACATAGTCGACCATTGCAGTTCGTATTGTATCGTAATCAAATGCTTGTAAGTTAGCATTGATAAAAGATTCATATACTGCTACATAATCTTCAGCTGCAAAAAGTTTTGATTGTCTAATATTTTGTGCCATAATTAAAACTCTGCCTGTTCTGTGGATTCGCTGTCAAATTTAATCTGCAAGTCTGTTGCAGTTGTAGTTGGTAGATACATTAATTTAACTGTTACTGTAACTGAATGAGCGTCTTGGTCAACAATAATATCATTGCTGGCTAGCTTAAAGCGTGGATCATACGATACAATTTCATAAACTTCGTCATTAATTGCTTCTGTCGTATTATCATCCAGTGGTTGAAAAATATAATTAAGTAGATTACTACCAAAGTTTGGATTAGTCCACTTTTCACCTTTACGGATTTTAAAATGATTCATCAGATCTTGTTTTGCAAGTTCTAGACCTTGTAATCTTAAACTTCCATTTTGTTGATCTACTGTGGTATAACCTACTATATTACTCATACTAGTATTTATCGAATTCGTTATCTACTAAGTTAATTCAGTTTGGAAGATAAAATTCGTTGCCTTGATTCGGCCATGTTAGGTAGGAACCTTTTGGTTTCAGCATAATAAACATATTCTGCTTGAGTTCTACTTCTGTCATCCAACAATCTTGTTGGATATTTGTTTGCTATTTCTTGTATACCTTGTCGTTTAATTAGAGATCTATCTTTTGCCACTCCATAATCAGCAAGCATAATAACTTTTGCTTCTAATTGTCGTTGGACACGATTAATACCACTGTTGGTCATAGCAGTTGCTACATATTGCCATTCTCTATCTTTTACATAATCATATAATTGAAATGTTCGTTGTTCTGATCCTACTCTAGTCCAATCACCTGTTAAGTAATATAAACTTACTAATCCATCATATTGACTTTGACTTAATGAATCTAATATAAATACTTCTTTGAATCTACGCTCTGCATCTTTGAAAACTTTAATCCATTTATTAAACGCATCTTCTTCAGTAAGTCCGTCTCCGTCTACTCCGTCAACCAGATTATAACCAATTTTTATAACATTGTCAACATCTAAGTATGCATAGCCCTTCCACCCAATATTTCTTAATATTAAGTTAATCATTGCTGGACTAGTTTCTAAGTTTCTAATAGGCACAAGTGTCCTTGCTAATGTGGTATCAGCAATTGGAAATAAATCAAAAGGTAATAAATCTTCCTTTGTTATTGTATTAGGTAAAGTATATGTTGCCATTATCCTGTATTTCCTTTTCCAGTCTTAATTGTTTCTTGAACTCCCTTAACACCTTTCCATGGGTGGTGCTCTGGAACTCTGCTGTTGATACTTGCGGTTACGCTTGTGTTAGTGGTTTGTGCCTGCACTGCTGCCTTTTCTGCTGATGTAGGTGCGGGTCCATTTATATCAACACGCCCTGCTTGTAAATAATAATTGTTAGTTGCTGTTAAGTTAATTTCGCGATCAGCATTACTATTAATATTGATAGCACTATAGATGTCAATTGAACCAACACTGCTTTCCAGTTTGAGCCCTTCTGCTCCACTACTCTTAATATTAACTCCTTGTTCTGCTTGCATATTAATAGATCCCTTTGCATGAACATTGTAATCTCCATCTGTTGCTATGCTAACACCGCCTTGACTATAAACGTCAACACGGCCGTCTGCATCCATTTCTATCCATCCATTGCCTGCTTTGTTGCTGATGAATATAAATCCATTAGTATCATCTAATAGAATTTGATTGCCGCCACTTGTTCTAATTCTTATGTTGTCACTTGTTTCTTCGTCGTCCATACTGATAGTATGACCCATTTTAGATGTCCATCCGACTACCTTACTAGGGCTTTCTCTTCTTGCACCACTTTGACTGTGTCCTCTAACATAGTCTACTGCAAGACCAGATTCAAGTAATTGAAATAGTTGTTTTTGTTTAGCTGCTTTTGTTACTGAATCATTTATATCTTTTGAATTCTTTTCAGTGGTCTGTGATAATATAACATTGCCGTCACCATCATATGCTTCATTACTTGCGTTACCGCCCATTGTTGAGTTTCTGTCTTTGGGTGGCAAGTAACCTAAGTAAAAGCCTTGTTCCATTGATCCAGTAAAGCCAACTATAACATTTGATCCAATTGCAGGTGGCTGTGGCCACATACCATATGTAGTTGATGATCCAGGTTCTAAATCCACTTTATCAGCATCTTCTTTAATTTCAGTGTTACCACCAAATGGAGTTGTTAATAATATAATACGCTCTGAGTCTGCACCAAATTCTGGGATCTTTACAGTTATTCTTCCATTGTGTTGTGCATCCTTATCATTTATTACTTCACCAATGTATATTCCATTGATGGTATTAATATTGTATCCTTGCGATGCCTTAGCACGTTTGGCAACTTCTACACCATATG